CAAAGTATCGCACGATTTAATGCGTATTAGGTGGCCCAGGCACAAAGGGCAAGCCGCAATGAATTGGCATAGTATCCGCATTTAACACCCCACCCCATCATCTATTAACCTACATACCTATAGCGGGCAAGGCAATACGCCACTCATACGGGCGCACCCTAAGCCTAAGCCCCCATTAGTTTTTCTAATACCACGCAAGATATATGCCAACTAACATTAGCATTAATTAATGTTCGTGCTTCTGTGTGGGCGTGTACGAGGCGCTTAATGAAGGAGTGCACTTTGTATGGATGGCACAGTAGAGGGCACCCCAGGGGGCAGCTAGGCACCTTGTTGGTACCTCCATCAGGGTTGAAAATGTCTAGGTTCTTTGGGGGGTTTTGGCCGTGGGTCATTTCGCACCTCGCATTAAGTTTAGTGACAGAATAACCAAAACCTAATTTATCGTAGCTAATGCCTAATTATTATGTATAATTGTACTCAACTATTGTTGGAGGAAATAATGGCGTATCAGAAGACCACTGGATCGACAGGTGGCGTCAAAGTAGGATCAACCTATGACGAAGCCAGAACACGGAAGGTAAACGCTGAGGCTGAAGTGGCAGAACTACACCTAGAGACTATACATGGTAGGTTAATGCCAACTGAAGATGTTATAAAGGAATGGGAAGGAGTGTTAGTAGCAATTAAAGGTAAGCTGCTCGCACTGCCATCTAAGATTGCTCCCGTTCTTGCATCAGAGACTACTACTGGAGGATGTAAGTCAGTATTAGAAGATGTGATTAACGAAGCATTAGAGGAATTATCGAGCTATGACCCCAAGACAGATGTTGCTGAACACGCTGAAAGTGCTAAAGCCACCGCCAAAATTAAGCGTAAGTCAGTGGGCAGATCAAGAACGCCGACTTGATTCGCAGACAAGTGCTGAGCCTGGTCGTTGGTATACATCACGGGCGGAGTATCAGCGTGGCATCATGGATGCTTGCTCTGACCCGTCCATACCTGAAGTAGTAGTAATGGCTGCGGCGCAGTTAGGCAAGACAGAAGCTATATTAAACATCATCGGCTTTCACATGGATCACGATCCAAGTCCTATCTTGGTGCTTCAGCCTACGTTGGATATGGCTCAGTCATTCTCAAAGGATCGTGTAGCAAACGGATTAATAAAATCGACACCTTGTCTGACAGCTAAGGTTAACGAAGCTAGATCAAGAGACTCAGGCAATACAACATTACATAAGCTGTTCCCTGGCGGGTCTGTGTCGATAGTGGGTGCTAACTCACCTTCAGGTTTGGCAAGTCGTCCTATACGCTTAGTGCTATGCGATGAGGTAGATCGCTATCCCGCTAGTGCTGGCTCAGAGGGCGACCCAATACAGTTAGCAAGGAAACGTGCGGCTACCTTCTGGAACCGTAAGATCGTAATGGTGTCTACTCCTACTAACAAGGGTAACAGCCGAATAGAGTTCGCATACGAAAACTCAGACCAACGTAAATATTACATACCGTGCAGACACTGCGAACACCCACAAGTAATGCAATGGAAGAACGTTAAGTGGATTGACGAAGATCCTGACACTGCAAAGTACGAGTGTGAGTCATGCGCTGTCTTATGGACTGATGCTGACAGGGTTTGGGGTATCCGTAATGGACAGTGGCACGCAACCAAGGAGCTTAAGGGTGTTGCTGGGTTTGCTATATCTGCACTTAACTCACCGTGGACACCATTGCCTGATGGAGTTAGGGACTTCCTCTTGGTTAAGAAGAACCCTGAGCAGTTAAGGGTATGGACTAACACTTACTTGGGTGAGACATGGGAAGATCAAGGCGAGACTGTAGATGACTATCTTCTGTATGAGCGCCGTGAAGAGATGAAGTACATACCAGATGAGGTTGTATTCCTTACCTGTGGCGTTGACGTACAGGATAACCGACTTGAGCTATCAGTCATTGGCTGGGGTAGAGACGACGAATCATGGGTGATTGACCATAAGACATTGTATGGCGACCCATCTACACCTCAACTATGGACTTCGCTTGATTCATTCCTGTTTGCTAGGTATGAGACTGCTTCTGGCAAAGAGATGGGCATTAGGGCTTCGTGCGTTGACTCAGGTGGTCACTTCACTAACTCCGTTTATTCTTACTGCAAGAAGAACTATGGTCGTAGAGTGTTCGCCATAAAGGGTATTGGTGGTGAAGGACGAGCAATAGCTGGTAAGCCGTCTAAGAATAACACTGTACGGTGCCCACTATTCCCTATCGGCGTAAACACAGTTAAGGACTTACTTTTCTCTCGCTTGCGTATAGCTGAAGAGGGGCCAGGATATGTCCACTTCAATGATACCTTAGATGCTGAATACTTTAAGCAGCTAACAGCAGAGAAGATTGTGACTCGTTATCATCGTGGTTATTCAAAGAGAGTGTTTGAAAAAGTGCGACCAAGAAACGAAGCGTTAGATTGCATGGTGTACGCACTCGCTGCATATGCTATTATGAATATAAATGTCAACACTATGGCTGACCGTCATGAAAAAGAAACGGTTGAGCCTGATGTTGAAAAAGTACCTGAAGAGTATTCGGCCCCGCGTAATTCGTTTGTGCCAAAGACCAAGGGTGGATTCCTTAATTCATGGCGGTGATAATATATGGCTAATGCGTTTGATATAGCAAATGCTCCCGAAGGCGAACCTAAAGAGATTGTTATTGGTGACTTCATACAGTGGAAGCGTACTGACCTAGAAGGGGACTACCCTTCATCTTTATATACTGCAACATACATTGCTAGATCCGCTTTAGGCGGTGATAATGAGTTTAAGACAGTAATGTCTTCATACGTAGCTACTGTTAGTAGTACATCATCATCTGACTACGCTAAGGGCGATTATCAGTGGCAGCTTGAGATTCTTCGCAACTCTGACGACGAGAGAATTGTTGTAGGCAGGGGAACATTTACCGTTCTTGCTGACCTAGATTCAGAAGAAGACCCTCGAACTCATGCTACTATAATGCTTGGTAAGATAGAGTCTTTATTGTCTGGAAAGGCTGACTCTGATGTTGCGCAATACTCTATCGCTGGTAGGTCGTTAACTAAGCTAACGTTCACAGAGATGTTAGAGGCAAGAAACTACTACCGTAACGAGGCTGCTAGAGAAAAAGCAGTATCTAACGCTAAACAAGGTCGCAGAGGCGGCTCAACCGTGAAGGTAAGATTCTAATGGGCATTCTAGACGCATTCCGTAGTAAGAAAGTAGATGTTAAACCTAAGCGGGGACGCAGTTACTCAGGAGCGGCTACAGGAAGGTTGTTCTCTTCAAGCTTTGGAGCTTCAGAGCGTAGTGCAGACAGTGAACTTCAGTCAGCGTTACCTAAGCTTCGATCTCGCTCAAGGGATCTAGTTCGTAACAACGAGTATGCTAAGAGATATATGAAGCTCTTACGCAACAATGTTGTGGGAAAGAAGGGATTTAACACTCAAGTCAGGGCTTTTGGCGGTGATTCAAAGCTAGATCAAGCTGCTAACCAGTTAATTGAATCTAAGTTCAGTCGCTGGTGTAGGTTAGGCAATTGCACAGTAGATGGCAAACTATCATGGATAGATGTACAGAAGCTGGCTATTGAGACTCTAGCGCGTGATGGTGAGGCTTTTATCATCAAACACCGTGGCGCAGGCTTCCATGATTCATTCGCTCTTGAGTTTGTAGAGTCTGATCAAGTGGATACTACTTTCAATCGCAAGGCTAAAGGTGGCAATGAGATCCGTATGGGTGTCGAAGTTAACCAGTTTAAGAAGCCTATTGCGTACTACTTCCTTCAGGCTCATCCTGGGGATGCAAACTTCTCTACGATGACAGTTAAAGAGAAGTACAACCGAGTTCCAGCTAGTAAGGTTATACACCTGCTAGAGACAAACCGTGTAGGACAGACGCGTGGTGAGCCTTGGCTTACTTCTTCTATGGCTGCAATGAACCAGCTAGGCGCATTACGTGAGGCAGCTATTGTTAATGCCCGTATTGGCGCATCTAAGATGGGTTTCTTTACATCTGCTGGCGGAGATGGTTTCGTACCAGACGATATGGCTGAAGATATCCCTATCATGGAAGTAGAGCCAGGAACAATGCACCAGCTACCTGTTGGCGTTGATTTCAAGTCGTTTGACCCTCAGTACCCTAACAACGAGTTCGATGGCTTCCATAAAGCTGTATTAAAAGGTGTTGCAGTAGGCTTAGGGCCAAGTTATCCTTCACTATCAGGCGATTTAGAGGGAGTGAGCTACAGTTCAATTCGTCAGGGCGCTCTAGATGAACGAGATTACTACGAAAACCTGCAAGAGTTAATGGTGACTCACCTTATCCGTCCTATATTTGAAGAGTGGCTTGGGTCTGCAATGGAGATGGGCAAGATTGGTATCCCTCTTGCACGTTTTGATCACTTTGCAGAAGCAGCTCAGTTTAGAGGCCGTGCATGGAGCTGGGTTGATCCGCTTAAAGAGATGAATGCTGCTGTTACTGGCCTAAAGAATGGTGTATTGTCGCTAGATGACGTAGCTAGCCAGTATGGTAAGGACGTTGAAGAATTATTAGGTCAGATTGCTAGAGATAAGTCTCTTGCTGCACAGTTCGGTGTTAAGTACGCAATTGAGCCTTTTGGTGGTAATTTAGAGAAAATAGCACCAGATATTACCGATGATGACTAAATAATGTTAGAATCGAGGTTAAAGTGCCTTTAGGAGCGTACTATGAGTGAAGAAATAATCGAAGAGGTGACTGAAGAGGTCGCTTCTGAAGAGGTTATTGTTGAAGAAGTTGTTGAGGAAGTCGCTGAAGAAGTCGTTGAAGGACGATTTGATGTAACTTCTGTACAACACCGTGCAGGAATTGCACAAGCTGAACATATTAATGAAGGCTCACGTACTGTTGAGATCGCTATCTCTAGCGAAGAGCCTGTGTTGCGCTACTTTGGCAATGAAATATTAGACCATGATGCTAAGTCCATTGATTTGGAGTTCTTGTCGTCTGGTCGAGCACCTTTGCTATTGGATCACGATCCAGAGAAGCAAATTGGTGTAATCGAATCTGTAAACTTGGACAGCTCGGCCCGAAGACTACGGGCGACAGTGCGTTTTGGAAAAGGCGCACTTGCTAGCGAAGCGTTTACCGACGTTGTGGATGGTATCAAGGCTAATATTAGTGTTGGCTACCGCATCAACGAATTAAAACAGGTCAGTAAAGGCGGAAAAAACGATGAGGGAACTTATCGCGCCGTATCTTGGCGACCTGTAGAAGCAAGTTTGGTATCTATCCCTGCCGATGTGACAGTTGGTGTTGGTAGATCTAGCGAACCTTCACCCATCCCTGTTATACAAACTTCATTTAAGGAAGACAAAATGTCTGAGATTGATATTGAAGCGGTGAAGGCTGACGCCATGAAATCCGCACAACGTAACGCCGCTCAAATTGATGAGTTAGGTGCCCGACACAACAAGAGCGATATGGCTCGTAAAGCTATCCAAGCTGGAACTTCTGTTGAAGAGTTCCGTGGTGAGTTACTAGATACCATTGGTTCTAGTCGCGGCCTAGAAGCTAAGGATATCGGCATGAAGGACGCTGAAGTTAAACGCTTCTCTCTAGTCCGTGCTATCCACGCACTTGCAAACCCAACTGACCGTCGTGCTCAAGAAGCTGCTGCATTTGAATTTGAATGTTCACGCGCTGCTGCTGAAAGCTATGGTCGCACTGCCCAAGGCATCATGCTTCCTGCTGAAGTAATGCGTAACTGGAAGAAGCGTGACTTAAACTCTGCTGACGAAGCATCTTTGTTCTCTGACGATTACCGTGGAAGCGACTTCATTGACGTTCTACGTAACTCATCTTCTGTTATGCAGGCTGGTGCCCGTGTACTAGGTGGCTTATCTGGTGACGTTAAGATTCCTAAGAAAGCAACTGCTGCTACTGCTGCATGGATCGCCACTGAAGGCGGAGCTGCAACTGAAAGCGAAATGACTGTAGGTCAAGTTAGTTTATCTCCTAAGACTTTAGGTGCATTTACTGATGTGACTCGTCAGCTATTGATTCAGTCAAGCATG